GGTAAGTGGAAGGTCATTGTATACTATCCAAAAGATTTTACATTCGTTTGTCCAACCGAAATTATTGCATACGATAAGTTGAACAAGGACTTTGCTGATCGTGATGCAGTTCTTCTCATCGGTTCAACTGACAATGAATTCTGCAAACTCGCATGGAAGAATGCACACGAAGGTCTCAGAACAACCACTTCTTGGTTCTTTGCTGACACTGCGCGTAGTGATGATTGGCATGATGATGAACAAGGTCTTGTTCAACAACTTGGCGTTTTCTATAAACCAGCAGGTGCGGCACTCCGTGCAACATTCATCGTTGATCCAGAAAATGTCATTCAGCATGTTACCGTGAATAGTCTTGCTGTCGGTCGTAATGCAGATGAGACACTTCGTGTTCTCGATGCTTTGCAGACGGGTGAACTTTGCCAGTGTGGTCGCCAGATCGGCGAAGCAACATTGAACGCCGCTTGAATGGTGTATGGTATACAAATCATTAAAACTTACCTGCGGATCTAGTATTGACATATATCAGAATATTTTTACTGCTCAAGAGCAAAATGATTTCTATATGTTTGCTGTGTTTTCAAAGTATATGTTTGGGAATCATTCTGATATAGGTTATAAATCAAGTAAGTTGGGTTCGTTTCATAGTTGTATATTTTCTGATGAAGAGGATAACGATTTTGGTTTGAATAAACACGAGTTTATTAAAAAAATTGTTCACAATCGTTCTCGAGTTAGGAGTTGGATAAATGGTACTTTGGCTGGTAGCAGATATTATCCACATACTGATGGTTATGTCTTTACTATATTGTATTACATAAACACAATATGGGATACAGATAACGGTGGTGAGACATTGTTTTATAATATGTACGGTGAAAAAGAGTTAGCCATCGATTTTGTTCCAGGACAAATAGTGGCGTTTGATGGAAGATTGAAACATAAACCTGGTTTAGTTCAATGGAATCCAGATGTTCGATACGTTTACACATGTCAGTACAAAAATCATGAATAAGGCTCTGCGATTTTTACAGGAATGGGGGTTAGTTTTAATTCCGTTGATTTGTTTCGGAGCATTTTGGTTGTTAATTACTTTTACAAATATACTTTACTAAAGGAAATCAAAATGAAGAAATTAATTCTAGCATTCGCTCTCGTTTCTGCTCCAGTATTGGCGCAAGATCGCGTAGCACAATATGACTTTGACAGGGACGGCAAAGTATCATTTGATGACATTAATCGCTACTGCACAGTTACAAAGTCACTTTTTGAAACTGCTGATAAGAATGGTGATGGTTTTTTGAACAATGCAGAAATGCGTACAGCAAAGAGATATCTCTTTGACCGCTGCGACAGAGTTGTGTAAATATAAATTTACACTGGAGAAATAATCATGAGCGAAAGTCTAGCACATACAATTCCTCCTGAAATTGCACGAATTGGAAATGCAACGTGTGACTGTGGTCGCAGCCCAACAGGGAAGTGTGTTGGCTGGCATGACATGGATGAAGAACGTCTTGCAAAAGCACGTGAAGCATACGAAATTGGAATGAAGATGATGGCTGACAGAATCGCTGCAAGACAACAGAGGGAAACAGCAAATGTGGGTTGATATCATCAAGGAAGCAATTCCAGAATATGCTAAAGATATTCGTTTGAATCTTGATGCTGTGATTAATCGCAGTACGCTTGATCCAAAAGTTGCAACTGGATGCGCACTCGCTGCAGCATTTGCAACTGGAAATAGTCGGCTTGCTACTGCATTTGATGCAGAATTGGAAGATCGCAAGGAAGCCGATGCAGCATTGAGTGCTGCATCGATCATGGCACAAAACAATGTCTGGTATCCATATGTTGAGATGGCAGAAGATCCTGCACTCAAAGGATTGCCTGCACAACTTCGTATGAATGCGATTATGAGCCATGGTGGCACTTCAAAAGTTAATTTTGAAGCATATTCTCTTGCTGCGTCAATTGTTGGTAAGTGTCATTTCTGTGTAAAGGCACACTACGATACCCTCAAAAAAGAAGGAATGACAGTTGAACAACTTCGCGACATCGGTCGTATTTCCGCAACGATGAATGCTGTTGCAAAAATTCTGAATGGCTAAATATTATCATGACAGAAGAAGAATACAATGATAGATTAGGAGAATTGAAAGAAATTCTAACTGACGCGATTGTCCGCAATTTGGAAGAAAATGCTCCGTACAGTGAAGTAGAAGCAGCACAGACTGCATACAATGAGCATGTTGCAAATAGAGATATTCTCATAACCGAATAATGGTTGTAAACTGACGACTAAAGGTGTTCTGGACTCGGGTTCGACCCCCGACATCTCCACCAAATGCCCATCACCTCTGCAGTAATGTACGTGGTGGCTATCTTATGGGGATGAATTTGGCTTCGACAGGGCAAGTAATAACCCGACAGCAACCAGTGAGGCGACTGACTTAATCAGCGCAAAGAAAGTAAACGCAAATGACGATTACTACGAAATGGCTCTAGCTGCTTAATTGCAGTCATAGATTACCTGAGTTTTCGGTGGGTTTTCTTGGAAACAGAATAAACGCACCATTTGTCATAACACACACAACACACAAAGGAGATGAAAATGACTATGACACCTTATGAAATTAGACTAGAGTTGGTAAAACTCGCAAAAGATATGCTGAGCGAAGAGTTTAATACTCGACACTCAACCATTAAAAGCGAATGGGAAGTATTGTGCTCCGCAGCAATGGGAAACAAAACACAACTTCCATCTCAACCAAATTATCCGAAGTATTTTACTGAGGATGATGTTTTGGATAAAGCCACACGGTTGAATGATTTTATTTCAAACGGCAAGTAATGGCTAAGAGTTGACCGCTTGGTAACAGAACGAGTCTGGGGTGGTGGTGCGAACCACCAACCTTTTCTTTCCACTGCAATAATGGAGACCTAAACATGAATGCAGTAGATACACTTTGTAATGTAGAAAAATATTTTGATCGCAATCACAATTTGTTCTGTATGTGGGGTGGGCTGTTTGCTCTTTTATTCTTCACACTATATTTACCATTTAGTATGGTCAATAAGATGCAAGATAAATTAGATGCACAGCAAACAGCGAATGTGCTCTTGACATCAGAACTCGAAACTCTAAATCACAAAGTCGAGTTTCTAAATCTCTCTTACGAAAAGAAACAATTGGTCTTGAAAGAAGTTGAGTGCCTTGCACGCAACATTTACTTTGAGGCAGGTGGTGAGCCACGCAATGGTAAAATTGCTGTTGCTGAAGTCACCATGAATCGCGTCAAGAGCAGACAGTATCCACGGACTGTGTGCGGTGTTGTTCATCAGCGCATCAAAGGCACCTGCCAATTCTCTTGGGTCTGTGAAGGTAAGAAAACTGTTTATCGCAATAGTTCTGCATGGCTTGATTCTATCAAGATTGCAGAGAATATATTGATTTCTAAACAGCACTACGGTATAATTGGATCTGCAAAGTATTTCCATGCAGACTATGTTGATCCAGCATGGGCAAATCAAAAGAAGTTAATTCGTAAAATTGGCAATCATATATTTTATCAATGAGGTTTTATGCGTATCGTTGAAGATGTGAAATTAGATTATAAAGACGTTCTCATAACACCAAAGCGATCTGCTTTATCCTCAAGGAGCCAAGTAAAACTCGAAAGATTGTTCACCTTTCGAAGTTATAACTCTTGGTTTGGTGTTCCGATCATCGCAGCGAATATGGATGGTGTTGGAACACTAGAGATGGATGCAGAGTTTAACAAGCAACATTGCATGGTTGCACTGACAAAACATTATAGTGATACAAAACTCATTGAGCATTTTGCTAAAAAATTAGACAGCACCATTTATTCAATGGGAATTAGCGACGAAGATTTACAAAAGTTCGACAATGTGTACAGCGTTGTTGGCAATCGTCTGATGCGAGTTTGTATTGATGTTGCGAATGGTTACACACAATCGTTTGTCGACTTCATCAAGAAATTTCGTGATCGTTATCCTAGTGTAGTTCTAATGGCAGGTAATGTTGTCACACCAGAGATGACTGAGGAATTGATTCTCGCAGGTGTTGACATTGTGAAGGTTGGTATTGGTCCTGGTTCTGTTTGTACAACCAGGAAGATGACTGGTATCGGCTACCCGCAGTTGAGTGCAGTTATTGAGTGCGCAGATGCTGCACATGGTCTCAAGGGTCACATCATAGCGGATGGAGGGTGTTCCGTTCCTGGAGATGTTGTGAAAGCATTTGCTGCGGGTGCCGACTTTGTGATGCTTGGTGGAATGCTTGCAGGACATAAAGAAGGTGGAGCATCTCCGTTTGGTGAGAATAAGTTCTATGGCATGAGTTCTGATACTGCCATGGATTTGCATAATGGTGGTGTGGCAAACTATCGAGCCTCTGAAGGTAAGACGGTTGAGATTCCATATCGTGGTGAAGTCAGTAGAACAATGCAAGATATTTTAGGTGGTCTGCGTTCAGCGTGTACCTATGTTGGAGCAAGTGAATTGAAAGAGTTGAGTAAGCGTGCAACATTTGTTCGTGTTACTCAGCAGTTGAACAATTCCTTGAGCACATATGAGATCTAATATGGCAAGTCGCGAAGAAAAAAATAATTTCTCTATGATGATCATGCAAATGGCAATTGTTGAAAAGATCGATCACATGGATGCAATTACATCATACTGCGAACGCAACAATCTTGAAATTGAAGTCGCAGCAAGTTTGATCAATGATGCTCTAAAAGGTTTAATTGAGAGCGAGGCAATGGAATTAAGATATCTTCCACGCGGAGGTAGGTTGCCCATATGAGTTGGCAGTTATTAATTTGGAATATATTTTCTTGGTCGTTCACTGGCGTTATGATTTATGTAACGCAATCAAGCATGTGGTGGTTAGTTCTTCCTGCTATCTTTACAATGACTAAGAGTGCATCTGATTTGGTTAAGGCAGTTGTTGAAGAAAATGCCAAACAGGAAAAAGAAACTGAACTAGACGAAGAAACATTAGAACAAATGCAGCAATATATGGATAAGATTCGTCGAGGAGTGACACGTTGAACGGATATGATCTCTACGGATTGTATCAAGCCATCAAGTTACACTTTACTTCAGAAAAATATAACTTCTTTCAATACGATGGCAAGACGCGAGTTTCAATAGATGCATTTCAAAAACGTCGTGACAAATTTTTATTCCACCGTCTTGCGCGGAAGTATCGCGACGATGAGATGGTTCCATTTCTGGTTGCTAATTTTGTACACAGTGATGATAATTGGACCAAAAGTCTACTTGAAGAAGAGGCTGAGTCCACATACAGAGAATGGAAACGAAAGACAGATTCGATGAGCAAGATCTACGTTGAGGATCTTGAAAAGATTGCAAACAAAGATAATTTCAACGAACTATTTAAAGTCGAAGATGGACAATTTCCAAAATTGTTAGTTGCATTCCTCCAAAAAGATGTAACGATTGAGACAATGGTCATTCTCAATAACATCTTCGACTTTATTCGAATTTGGGACAAGAAGATTTCTGATGACATCATCTATCCCAAGATTTCAAGAAAGGTGCGCAAGTATGGTGCTTTTCTTGCAGTGAATGTTGACAAGTATAAGCAACTGACAAAGGAAACTTTACTTGCCGACTGAAATGATATATAATGATATGGTGATGACAAAAGTGGACAAGTCGATATACATTAATACAACGCTATACGGAGAATACAAATGAGTCTATCTAGTCTAAAGAAGGGTTCTTCCCTTGATAAGTTGAAGAAAGCAGTTGAGGCTTCTTCAGCAGGTAATGGTGGTGGCAAGAACGTCGATGATCGTTTCTGGCAACCAGAAGTTGACGCTGCTGGCAATGGATACGCAGTTATCCGTTTTCTTGATACGCCAGCCGTTGATGGTGAGGATGGTCTTCCGTGGGTACAAATCTGGTCACACGGTTTCCAAGGTCCAGGTGGTTGGTACATTGAGAATTCTCTCACAACTCTTGGCAAGACCGATCCTGTTTCTGAATACAACACAGTTCTTTGGAATTCTGGCATTGAAGCCAACAAGGAAATTGCTCGTAAGCAGAAGCGCAAGTTGACCTACATTGCAAACGTTCTTGTGATCTCTGACGCAAAGCGTCCGCAGAATGAAGGCAAGGTTTTCCTTTACAAGTTCGGAAAGAAA